AAACCTGTTGACATTGCAAGTTAAGCTGGCTTACAATCGAACCATGCCGGAAACGGTCTTTTATGAAAGGAAATTGAAATGAATGCAAGCACTACAAACCGCGACATACAAATGTATGGCTGCGACTTCCAGCAATTCCTGGACAGCGTTACCAGCTCCATCACCTACAAATTCAGCGGCGCCAACATGATCGTTGCGGGCTTGATGTCTGACGCCCAGGAACAAATGGCGTTCGGTGATACTGAAGGCGCCCGCCAAACCCTGAACCGCGCCAAAGGCGTTTTGTTTGCGGTCATGGACGGTCAATTGAACGCCAGCGGGGTGGCAGCATGAACGTTGTCACCATCACTAACCCCAACCAAATCGCAACGTTTGTCAATGCTGACCTGGGCGTGGCTGCCCTGGTCACAAAAATCAGCACGGGTTACGCCGTGACGTTGTGGGACACCGACGCGGAAATGCCGGTCGGCGGCGTTCGCACCTACGGCAGCGCAATGTTGGCGCCAGCCATCAACTACGCGCAAAAACTGGCCAATGTCTAACTGGCCATTTCCACCACCAGGGGGGCCAATCCCCTGGACGCGCCAACAACAGCGCGATTACCAACAGCAGCAGCGGGACAAATTGCCACCCGCACCATTTTGAAAGGCAGCCATGAAAATCAAACGCATCAAACCCAACGAACAATCGCCACTTCAACCGCGTTTGCTCAACCCCGATTTCAAATATGTGCCAGCGTCAAAAACGGACATCGTTAAACGATTCCGCGACCTTGGCTGGATTCCCCCGTCTGAATTGAAAACTCAATCGTAAAACTGAAAGGCAAATCATGGACACGTTTAGCAAAGTCGCAGCCGCCCTGGTCAAAGCGCAAAAAGAATTCGGCCCCGCGCTGAAGTCATCCAGCAACCCGCATTTCAAATCGCGTTACGCCGACCTGGCCGCGTGTGTTGAAGCGGTGGTGGAATCACTCAACAACAACGGCATCGCATTGACGCAACGCGTCAGCCCGTCGGAAAACGGCGTGATCGTCGAAACCGTATTCATTCACGAATCCGGTGAAATCATCAACTGCGGCCAGTTGCACGTACCAGCCAGCAAACACGACGCCCAGGGTTACGGCAGCGCGTTGACGTATGCCCGCCGTTACAGCCTCATGGCAGCTTGCGGCATCGCTCCGGAAGATGACGACGGCAACGCGGCCAGCAAACGGCCAACAGCGCCAGCAATCCCGACGCCTGACATCACCGACCACCTGGCAGCCATCCAGGCCAGCGCCAACAGCGACGAATTGGCCAAGGTGTTCAAGGATGCGTTTGCAGCTTGCCAGGGCAACCAGGCGTTACAAACCAAAGTGATGGACGCCAAAAAAGCCCGCGTGGCCCGTGCCAAAAAAGAACAATCAACCAAAGGAAATGAAAATGTCTGACGAAATCGAACAACGCACCGACGAATGGTTTGCCGCCCGCCTGGGCAAGGTCACCGCGTCCAAGGTGGCCGACGTGATGGCCCGCACAAAGTCGGGTTACAGCGCCAGCCGCGAAAACTACATGGCCCAACTGGTGGTCGAACAAATCACCGGCACACGCCAGGAATCGTTCAGCAACAGCGCGATGCAATGGGGAACCGACCAGGAACCCTTCGCCCGCGGCGCGTATGAAGCGACCACCGGCAACATGGTGGAGGAAGTGGGCTTTATGAACCACCCGACCATCGCCATGGCTGGCGCGTCACCCGACGGACTGATTGGCGACGACGGATGCGTGGAAATCAAATGTCCCAACACGGCCACCATGATCGAAACGCTGCTCACGGGCGCCGTGCCGCAAAAGTATTTCACGCAAATGCAAATGCAAATGGCCTGTGCTGGCCGCGCCTGGTGCGACTACGTGGTGTTTGATCCACGGATGCCAGCCAAGGCGCAACTGTTCATCAAGCGCGTACCGCGTGACGATGTGTTCATCGCTGATATGGAAGCGGAAATTATCAAGTTCCTGGCCGAAACCGCGGTCAAGGTCGATCAACTGAAAAAAATCATTGGGGAATAAATCATGGCCAAACTTATCAACGAAATCACCGTCATCACCGGCACATACACCAACGCCCAGGGGCAGCAAAAGAACCGTTACCAGCGCATCGGTTCGATCATCGAAACAAAGAACGGGCCAATGCTCAAAATTGACGTGATCCCCCTCAAAGAAGGCGGCTGGGATGGCTGGGCATACATCAACGAACCACGCGAACGCGACGACCAGCCGCAGCAGCGTGGCCGCCAGGCTCCGCAAGGCAGCGGGTTCGACGACATGAACGACGACTTGCCAAACTTCTAAGGGGCCATCATGGGTGCAATCATCGGCATTTTGTGTTTCGTCGCCTGGTTGACCCACGTCTTCACCTGTTTTGCGGATGGGATGTGGGGGTTCTTACTGGCTGGCGCGATCTTTTTTCCGCTTGGCATTCTCCACGGGTTCTACCTGTGGTTTGCATAAGGGGGAGCTATGCAGTTGGATTTTTTTGGCGACGGCGAACAATACCTGGCGCAACTCAAAGCCAACTGGCGGGCCACCATTGAAGGCGATGGGGGCCACTGCCCCTGTTGCGACAAGTGGGGCAAGATTTCCCCCTTCTCCATCACTGAAACACACGCCCTGGCGCTTCTATGGCTGTCCAGGGCGCCGTGTGACAGCGACGGGTGGGTGGACGTACCGCCAATTGCACCGGCCTGGATGCTGCGGGGCAAAAACTACACGACCATGGCCAAGTGGGGGCTGATCGAACAAGGTGGCCACGACGACGCATCCAAGCGGTCGGACGGGTTTTGGCGCGTGACTGCAAAGGGCTTGCACTTTTTGTGCGGAACCATTACCGTTCCGAAAAAGGCTTTCATCTACAACAACAAGGTGGAAGGCTGGTCGGACGAATGCGTTTCGTTTCGGGATTGCTTTGGCCGACACTTTGATTATGCGGAAGTCATGTCCGACAGTTTTAACCTAAACGCGATCAAACTATGACCAAAACGGAAGCGGAATTGGATATGCTGGTGGCTGATCTGGAATACGAAAACCGGCTGCTGCGGGCCAGGAATGAACGCCTGGAGACAGAAAAAACCGATTGGGTTTGCCCGTTCTGTTACGCGACCAAATGCGAAACGCCTGGCGAATGCAAAAGCCTGGCGATCCGCAACCAGGTGCTGGAGGAAGTCGCCAAGGAATTCGACAAAATGAAAGTCCTGGGCGACACCGCGGCTTCGTTTGCGGCGTATGTCAGGAACATGAAGCGTTAAGCAAACGGCCTGGTTCCGGCCTTGTCGATAATCAGGGCTTGCTTGCGCGGGCTGGTGTCTTCGCTGTTGGGTACGCTGATATGCGTCCAGCGGTCAAACTCGCGAATCACCTGGTCGAACCCGATGCCGCTGGCCACGATCTTTCGCACCACTTCGTCGGGCGTCATGCCTGGCACACGGAAGTCGGCAGCGCATCCAATCCGGTGTTGGCTGGTGTCTCGGCTGCCCACCGCGTCGTTGACCTTTTTTGTCCGCAGCCCCGACGAAATCATTATGGGCTTGCCGCCCAGCACGACCTTGACTTGCTCCAGGAAGTCAGCCAAGCGCGTCAGGTTGGCCAGTTCCTGGTCATTGGGGCTGTTGTCCCACCCGTTGCGCTCGGCTGTTTCGGATGCGGTCAATTCTTCCAGGGTGAAATGTGGCGTCAGGTTCATTTTTTGCCCTTCATGTCCATGATTTTTTCAAGTGTGCGGCCACCAAAGTAAAACGACATCACCAGCATCCCCCACTGGCCCAACAGCGTGACGTATTCCTCGTTTGCGTTGTAGCCAAATGCCGACATCATGGCAAACACAAAGTAGCCCACAAAAATGGCCACCAGGGTCATGGGCCGGATGTTTTTGGACAGCCAGGAATCCGACGACATATCGGCTTTCAAACGGTCGGTCAGGTTGTTCTGCTCGGTCTTGTACAGGTCGGTGTCGTTGGCCATCTTGGCCAGTTCGCCCGACTGCGCCAGCGCGGCCAGTTCCAGTTGCGCCTTGGCCTTGGCTTCAGGATCGGGAATCAGTTTGTCTATCAGCTTGCCGCCGACATTCAACAACGCGTCAAGTGCAAACATTATTTTCTCTCCATTTTGGATTCAATGATGGCAATTTTTTGGCGGTTATATTGAATGTCGTCGCGGTTCTTTTGGATTTCCGCTGACAAGTCTTGCCGCAGCCGTTCACGCGCCAATTCTGCGCCGGTGTTGGTGGCTTGCTTGTTGTCGCTGGTCACCACCAGGCTGATCTTGCTGTTTAGCACGGTTACTTCGTGGCTTAGATTGGACAGCGACGCCATCAAATACACCACGCACGAAAACAACAACGGGAGGATGGCAAACGTGATCTTTTCAATCAACGCGCCTTT